CAAGCACATTGAACCGTCGTTCGTTAGGAATTGGTTACATTGGACTAGCACATTATCTTGCTAAGAATGGTGCGAAGTATGATTCACAGAAAGCACATGACTTAGTTCATAAGTTAACTGAGAGGTTCCAATTTGCTCTTCTAACAGCGTCAAATCGTATGGCAATGGAGAAAGGTCCTTGCGGTTATTTCGGTAAGACAAAGTATGCTGATGGAATTCTTCCAATAGATACATATAAGAAGGAAGTAGATGAACTAGTAGAACCACAGTACAAATATGATTGGGATTCTCTTAGGGATGACATCAAACAGTACGGACTCAGGCACAGCACGTTGTCCGCACAAATGCCATCGGAGAGCAGTTCCGTTGTGTCTAATGCCACAAATGGAATCGAACCACCTAGAGGATACCTGTCCATTAAAAAGTCGAAGAAAGGGCCTTTGAAACAAATTGTACCCGGATATCAACACTTAAAAAATAACTATACACTCTTGTGGGATATGCAATCCAATAAGGGTTATATCAACGTCGTTGCAGTTATGCAGAAGTTCTTTGATCAAGCTATTTCCGGAAATTGGAGTTACAACCCAGAGCACTATCCAGATAACGAGGTTCCGGTATCTGTGATGGCACAAGACTTTCTAACCACATACAAGTATGGTTGGAAGACATCTTACTATCAGAATACTTACGACATTAAAACAGATGAGATTGAGGAACCACCAACACCATCAACAGATCTAGGAGAATTAGTTTCTTGTATTTTAACGGAGGAAGAAGACTGTGAGTCTTGTAAAATTTAAAACAAGTTCAGAGGCAAAAATGACAAAAGTTGACTCAATGACCGTATTTAACACTGAAGAAGTTGAGACAACAAAACAACCGATGTTCTTTGGAAAACCACTTGGAATTCAAAGATATGATAACTATAAGTACCCAGTATTTGAGAGATTAACAACTCAACAACTAGGGTATTTCTGGAGACCAGAGGAGGTCTCTCTTCAAAAAGATCGAAGTGACTATCAATTACTTCGTCCAGAACAGAAGCATATTTTCACTAGTAACTTAAAGTATCAAGTGATGTTAGACTCTGTTCAAGGAAGAGGCCCCGGTATGGCATTTGCGCCATATTGTTCTCTACCTGAGTTGGAAGGATGTATGAAAGTATGGGAGTTTATGGAAATGATCCATAGTCGTTCCTACACATACATCATTAAGAATGTTTACTCCAATCCATCCGATGTATTTGATACCATCTTAACTGATGATAGAATACTTGAGAGAGCACAAAGTGTGACTCAAGCATATGATGATTTCATCAATGGAGCACATGAATACGATCAAAGTAACATGTGGAAAGACGGATGGAGAGGTTCTTACGTATCCGAATCAACAATCTATGAACTCAAAAGAAAACTCTTCCGAGCAGTTGCGAATGTCAACATTTTGGAAGGAATTAGGTTCTATGTCTCCTTCGCATGCTCGTTCGCTTTTGGTGAACTTAAGCTCATGGAAGGATCGGCAAAGATCGTGTCTCTCATCGCCAGAGACGAAAACCAACATTTAGTCATCACACAACAAATCCTCAATAAATGGAGGAATGGAGATGACCCAGACATGAAGAAAATTTTCAAAGAGGAGGAGCCATGGTTCTATAAAACTTTTGAAAATGCTGTTAATCAAGAAAAATTGTGGTCAGAGTATTTGTTTAAGAACGGATCAATGATAGGTCTTAACGAAAAACTCCTTCAACAGTACGTTGAATGGATTGCAAACAAAAGAATGAAAGCAGTCGGTCTTAAACCCGTGTATGATATTGCTCAAAGAGCAAACCCACTACCTTGGACACAGCATTGGATCTCATCAAAAGGATTACAAGTTGCACCACAAGAAACGGAGGTAGAAAGTTATGTCGTTGGGGGAATTAAACAGGATGTCAAGAAAGATACATTCTCAGGTTTCAAATTATGATGAAGTTGCTGATTGCATCGAAGCATATCTAGATTGCTCGAAACATAGTCAACAACTGTTTGGAGACATAGACCCGTATGATTGGTTAGAGAATCAGGGAGTATAACAAGAGGGTTTTATACCCTCTTTTTTATTGACTACATAGAAATGTGATGTTATAATTAAATGACTGATAAAAACATTGATTATGAAAACCCTTGGATTTACGAAGGCAATCCTTTTACCTCTGATGATATCGGGGACTATTATGGGTTCGTCTATCGCATCACCAATACCACCAACAGCAAGTCCTACATTGGAAGAAAGTACTTCGTGCAGAAGCGAAAACCAAAAGGAGGAAAGCGTAGAGTTACAAGCGAGTCAAACTGGAAGCAATATTACGGAAGTTCTGACGAACTTAAACAAGACATTAGAAGAGATGGCAAGAATACTTTCAAAAGAGAAATCCTCTCCCTCCACAAAACTCTTGGAAAAGTAAACTACGAAGAGACTAAGCAATTATTTTTACACAATGTCTTGGCAGAAAAATTGGATGATGGATCCCCTGCGTATTACAACAACAATATTTTAGGAAGATATTACAGAAAAGATTACTTTGAAGAAGATGATTAGCGTTAAGTGTTTAAATTGTGGTGTAGAATTATCATCACATAATACAAAATTAACATGTTGTGGTTGTTCTAACATGACATCACTACATGGAGAGACAGTATCTGCAAATGATCTATCATTAGTAATGGTACTAAATTCAGATGCAAAAAGAAAAAATAAAAGTTTGTTCTCTAAGAAAGATCTTGAGTATCAAGAAGCAAGAAGGCAACGTCGTGTCAGGAAACTCTATTTTGAAGAGAGATAACTTGACAACAGATTCAAATCAACTTATAATAAAATCAACAACATAATGTAAATGCAAATATTTCTAGACACTGCTGATATTGAAGCAATAGAAGAACGATACGACAGTGGAATAATTGCGGGTGTAACAACTAACCCGACTCTTGTTGCAAATCAAGGAATCAATTACCTAGAATTGATACAAGAAATAGCAGAGGTATTTCCTGAGATGGAAAGTATATCTGCAGAGGTCAAAGGTGACACAGCAGCAGAGATGATTGATGATGCTGCACAGTATCGTGACATCAGTGAAGCGGTAACGATTAAGTTACCTATGACAAAAGAAGGAATCAAAGCATGTAAATATTTTAGTGAGGTTGGTGTAAAAACTAACGTGACTCTTTGTTTCTCAGTAGCACAAGCAGCAATGGCAGGAATGGCAGGAGCAACATACATCTCACCATTTGTAGGTCGTCTTAATGACAACTCATTTAGTGGTGTAGAATTAGTTCGTGGCATTGCTGATTTGTATTGCACACAATCAATTAAAACAAAAGTCCTCGCTGCTAGTTTACGTGACGTACATCATGTATCTCGTTGCTTCCTTTACGGTGCAAAGGTTTGTACTTTACCTATAAAAGTCTTTGATAAAATGTATGACCATGTTCTTACTCGTGAAGGACTAGATATATTTGACAAAGATTTCAAACGCATGGTATAATGTTTACAGTATACTCTAAACAGGGATGTCCTTTCTGTCAAAAATTTAAACAAGTTTTAGAAATAGAAGGATTACCTAGTCTGATATTAGATTTGAATACAGACTTTACATACGATGAGTTCTATGAATTATTTGGCAAAGGATCTACCTTTCCACAAGTAGTCATGGATGACATACCATTGGGAGGATGTCAGGAATCATTGAAGTACATGCAAGAAAATAATTTATGCTGTGAAATACCATGACAGAAGCATTAGAAATAACAAAGGCAGATTTTGATGCCGACAAAGAAAACTATCTTGATCGTGTAGAAAACGGTGAGATAATTATAGTCAGACATCCTGATGGAAGAGCAGTTCTTGCTATTCCTGAGAAATGGGATGATGAACTAATAAATTTATGGAATCATGATGATGCATCTTGACATCATCTAATTATTTGCTATAATATTAGTAGTCATAATTATCTTTAATGAAACCAGTAGTAATCCTAGAACGATATCCGTATAGGTTTGTAGAGTCTGGTACACTAGACAGTGGTTATCCAGATTTTAGAATACAAAAGTTCAACGAATGGACTAGAAGATACAATGACATGTACTTGCTAGATAGTCAAGCACAACTAGATTGTTGTATAGAAGACCACGAATATACCAAGTGGTTAGACCCAGATCCAGAGGTAGCAGCATACCCTAGAGATTCAGACACAATTACATCCCCTTACACATCATGAGCGTAAAATCAAACGTAGAACGTGCCGAGTCAGCAATGAGAAAGGCACTAATTAATGCTCTCGCAGAGGGAGAAGATCAACATCTATGTGAACTATTTGAAATGCTAATGGCATTGCGTGACTTAAAAGCACAGGTCAATAACACTATTAGATTTACTAATAATACAGAACAGTATTATAATAGAGAAAGTGAATTTAATATTGATCTTAGCAACCATGACAATGTTATAACTTTTCCAACTAAACATGGAGGAGACTTAGATGCACTGGATGATATTGAAATCAACACAGATGGAGACGAAGAGGGTTGACACCCTCTTTTTTTATGCTATAGTATATTTGTTGGACGCAACATGGGAGTGACTGAATAAACTTACTGGCAACTGCTGGTTAAGGTGATGAGACACAGGTGGTGCTGCTTCGAGAGAAGAACCGACTCAACCAGTCGGGTCTCAGGCAATAACGTTTTTACTACTGTAGTAATGCCCGTTATTTGTTGGTACACAGGAATCCAACCTCCCTCTTTTATTTTGAAGTGTTTGTTTCATAGTGTAGGGGTGGTTTTTACCACCTCTTTTTTTGTGGAAAGTGTTATAATTAGTAGTGTCGCCTTCGGGGACAAAAATTACACTCGCTTATTAAGGAGAACTATGACTTACTTACAAAAGTATCATACTGCTAATCTTCCAGAATTAATGAAGATTATTTCTAAGAATGGAATTGGTATGGATTCATACCTAGATAATTTTTTCAATTCTTATGAAACCACAACAAATTATCCACCCTACAATCTAATTCATGTAAATAATGTTGAGTCTGTGCTTGAGATTGCTCTTGCAGGATTTGGTAAAAAAGAACTTAAGGTTTACACTGAATATGGAAAACTTATTGTCGAAGGATCCAAAGAAACTAAAGAGACAGGATCCGAGTATGTCCATCAGGGACTGGCTCAAAGAAGTTTCACAAGAGAATGGGCACTTTCAGAAGACGTTGAAGTCAGAGAGGTTCAATTCAAGGATGGACTTCTTACCGTTAAGTTGGGTAAGGTAGTTCCTGATCATCATGCAAGAAAAGATTATCTTTAATGGTTAAAGGATATGATTTATTTGGAGATCACGGTATAAATTTACCTACTCCTCATGGAAGTGGTGCAAGACCTATGTATGCTGACATGGGTAAATCATGTAGACCAGATCCAAATCGTAAGATTGAATATCCTCACGTTGTTGCTCTGTTTACTTTAGATTCACACAACACCAGTTACTTCTTCAAAAGAGAAGACGGTACATATTACTGGTTACATGTTCGTAAAGGAAAGGATGATGTTTATGTAGATGCTGATGAATTGCAGTTAGATCTTTTAGGGAATGACCCAATTCTAAGCACGGAGTATATAATGAAATCAATTTACTAGGGATCTTGACGATCCCTTTTTTTATTGCTATAATATTGTTAACTGTATAAAAATATGGACTATTTTTTAAAGAAACTCGCAAATATTCAAAAAGATAAACTTTTGCATTTTTTCTGGGGAGCCATTCTTTCTTTTATTCTTATGCTTTCTTTTGGAATAGTTGGAATGTTTATTGCTCTTATTATTCCAGCAATAAAAGAATTATATTACGATAAGTATCTGGGGAGAGGTAATTGTGAGTGGGCAGATTATTTTTATTCAATTGCCCCAACAATAATGTTAGCAATTTTTAAATATTATTAAAATGTCTATTAAGTTATTATATTTAAAATCTGGTGAGCAAGTTATTTCAGATGTAAAAGAACTTATTCGCAAAGATAGTGATAAGGTGTATGGTTATGTTCTTCACAAACCACATGAAGTAGTTGCAAGTAAGGCAGTTGTTCTTACTGAAGATGCTAGTGATGATAGAAAAGTCGAGGTTACACTTTCTCCTTGGATATTATTAACTGAGGATAAATCAATGACCGTTCCCCAAGATTGGATTATAACTATAGTAAATCCAATAGAATCTATTTTAAAAATGTACGAGGAGAAAACAAATGGATAAGGTAATCAAGTGTTTGCTTTTAGACGTAGATAATGTTATTATAAGTCAAGTTGAAGAGGTTGGAGCAGATATAGGTGAACCTGATTGTAAACTTATAA